TGCAGCACCAGTATGCAGGAAGATGCCGACATCTTGCCGCGAGAGTGGTCGATTGTCGAGCGAATCGACGGCCCCGTGCATCGCCTCGCGGCGCCGGTCACGCTGTCGATCAAGGTTACGCCCGAGGAGCTGCTGAAAGTGCGCTACGCGATGGTGGCAGAGGGGGTGGCGGTGATGGAGGAGATGCAGTCCTTCTCGCACGAAAACGCCGTCACGAAATTCACCCGGCGCTACAAGTGGATCACCTTCGCGACCGGCGAGGCGCTCGGCGTGAACATCCGTGCTTTCGCGACCCTCGCCGCCGCGAAGGACTCGCCGTACAGTACGCTATGACGGCGCGACGGAAGGCGAGCGAGGAGCTGGCGCTGGGGTTCGACTGGGAAACCACCGGCCTTACACTTCACCCGGACGCCCCGCTGCGTAAGCAGCCCTTCTCCATCGAGTTCGGCGGCGCGCTGCTGAGCCTGCGGACGGGGACGGTGGTGGACACGATGAACGTGGTGATCAACCCGGGGTTCGAGGTCGAGCCCATCATCACCAAGATCACCGGCCACACAAACGAGTTCCTCGCCGCCCATCGCCCGTTCATCGCCGAGTGGCCCGAGATTCGAAAGTTTTTCGACCGAGCGACGGCGATGTTCGCGCACAACCTCCCGTTCGACAAAATGATCTTGTCGCTGGAGTTGATGAGAAACGGGGTGACTGATTTCGAGTTCCCCGCCCGCCCGACCTGCACCGTGGGGCTCTACCGCGAGCAGTACGGGCGCAATCCGAAATTGTCCGAGTTATACGAAGACAAGACCGGAAAGCCCGCCAACCAGAAGCACCAAGCGCTGGCTGACGTTATGTTGATGGTTGAGATTGTGCAGAAGGAGGAACTATGGCAGGTAATGTAGGCCCGTTCATTCGGGCGATGATTTTTTCGGGGCGCGCCGAACTGAGAGCGGCGCAGTCAAAGACCAATATGGAGCTGCAGCTGGTCGAGGCGCGACGTGCGCAGCTGCAGGCAATGATGGTGGAGTATGACAGCGGGATGAAGCAGCTGGACGACTTCGAGGCCGCGAACCCCGAACCCGAGGAGGACACCCGTGTCTGAAGAAAACACAGTTGATACGAAGCCCGCCGTGCATTTTGCCGGTAATACGCTGCAGCGCATCTGCCACAACGCGAGCGCGAACGCGGGATGGTGGAAGGATGCGAAGACGGGCGTGGACTATTTGGAGCTGGTCCGCGATCCCACCTCCCGCTTCGGCAAGGCGCTGATCAGCGAAAAGTTGATGTTGTCTGTGAGCGAGTTGGCCGAGGCGATGGAGGGCCTACGCAAGGACCGCATGGACGACAAGCTGCCTCACCGCAAGATGTTGGAGGTGGAACTGGCGGACGCCGTGATCCGCATCTTCGACCTCGCAGGGGCGCTCCGCTTCGACCTCGGGGCAGCCATCGCGCAGAAACTCGAATACAACGCTGTGCGGCCGGACCACAAAATGGAAAACCGCGCGGCCGAAGGCGGGAAGGCGTTCTAATCATGGCCGACTTCCCCACTTTTCCGGCTGCGCTGGACCCTCGCGGCAGCGCAGCAAACGCCGTCATCGTCGGCCTCACCATTCTGATCCGCGACACGCTCGCGGCTCACGAAGGTGAACGCAGCCGCCCTTCGATGACTCCAGACGCGATGGACTTCTACATCGGTGAAACCGGCGCACGGGTGAAGAAGCTCCGCCAGCTGCGCGAGGACTTCGAAAACGAGATGTCGCTGTCGATGCACGAGCGACCGTAACTGATCGTCTTGTAAATCTCAAATGCGACCAAAGCGCCCGGCCCGATTGGCTGGGCGCTACAGCATTCAAGGAGCCCAAATTGAGCAAACCAATTCCACAGCTTCGTGTTCGCACAGAGTTCTCTTTCAAGCAAGCCTTCGGCCCCATCAAGCGCGTCGCCGCGGCGCTGGCGGAGATGAAGACCCCGGCTGCTGCGATTGTGGACGGGGGCACCTGGGGGCACGTTCGGTGGGCGAAGGAGCTGGCCAAAACCAGTGTCAAACCGATTTTCGGGACCGAGCTGACCCTAAAGACGGAAGAAGGCCTACGGCCTACGGCGTGGGCCCTGGCACGCGAGACCAAGCCGTTTTATCGGTTCTCCACCGCCGCGCGCGCTGAAGGGGCCGACCTTCACGCGCTGTTTGCGTCGGCGGAGGGGGAGGTGCTTCGATTCGCGGGGACGGCCCTGCGGAACCCGGACGAATTCGACTACATCGACGTCAACCCCGCCTCCGTCCTCCAGCAGCGCGCCGCCTACCAACTTCACAAGGCCACGAAAAAGCCACTCGTCATTACCGGCGACAACGATTACCCCCTGCCCTCGGATGAGTCCGCGTTCCTCGCCCTCGGATTCCGGGAGAAGGTCACGCCGCAGCACCTGCTCACGGAGGAGGAGCTGCGCGCATCGATTCGGTTCCTGACGGATGCGGAGTGGAAGCGGGCGATCCGCAACACTCGGGAGGTCGCCGAGATGTGCGCGAACGAACTCCCGAAGGCCCCGATCATCCAGGTTCCGGGCGACCTCCGGGCGATGGCGTATGCGGGGCGAGATCGGCGCATTCAACTCGGCCACATCGCGAACTGGGACAAAGTGTACGACGACCGGCTGGAGCGGGAGTTGCTCGCTGTCGAGGCGAAGAACTTCCAGAGCTACTTCATCGTGGTCTCCGAGCTGATCACCTGGTCCAAGGCCCGCATGCTCGTCGGCCCCGGGCGCGGCTCGTCGGCGGGCTCGCTACTGTGCTACTGCATCGACATCACCGAAGTCGACCCGCTGCCGCACGGGCTGCTGTTCGAGCGGTTTATCGACCTGACGCGGATGGACTTGCCCGACATCGACATCGACTTCAATGACCAAAAGCGCGAGCAAGCCTTCACCTACCTCACCGAGCGCTACGGCTTCAACAACGTCGCCCGCCTCGGCAACATTCTGACGCTGAAGCCGCGAAGCGTGATGATGGAGATTTGCAAGCGCTTCGCGATCCCGGACCACGAGAAGTTTGACCTGCTGAACGTGTTGATCGAATACAGCTCGGGGGATGCGCGCTACGGGAAGGGGCTGGTGGATACGCTGGACAATACCGAGACCGGCCGCGCATTCCGCGAGCGGCACCCGAAGGCGTCGGTGATGGGGGAGATCGAGAATCACGCATCTCATACCGGCGTGCACGCGGCGGGGGTGATCGTGTGTAATGAGCCGGTGAACGACTACTGCACGATTGGCGCGAGCGGGGTGGCTCACATCGACAAGCCGGACGCGGAGTACCTGAACCTGCTGAAGATCGACGCACTGGGGCTGCGGACGCTCGGGATTCTGGAGGACGCGGGGGTGGCTTCGAACGAGATGTTCTACGGGCTGAAGCTGAACGACCCCGAGGTGTTCAAGGTCTTCAACGATCATCGCTACTCCGCCATTTTCCAGTTCGAAGGCGTGGCGCAGCGACAGATTTCCTCCGAGGTTGTGATTGATGATTTCTCGGTGATTGACCACTTGACGGCGCTCGCGCGGCCCGGCCCGCTCGGCGGCGGCGCTACCCAGAAGTACATCGAACGCAAGCGCGGGAACCAAGAGGTCTGGAAGATGGACTCGCACGAGCACTTCATCAAGCCCATCCTCGGAGACACTTACGGCGTCGTTCTGTACCAGGAGCAGGTCATGCGCATCGTCCGCGAAATCGGCAACTTCTCCTGGGAGGACACCACCTTCATCCGCAAGGCCATCTCCGGCCGCAAGGGCGAGGAATTCTTCAACCAACAAGGCGCCAAGTTCGCCGAAGGCGCCGCGAAGTCCGGGGTGGGCGAGCACGACGCGCATGCGATCTGGAAGGCCATCTGCTCGTTCGGTTCGTGGGGCATGAACAAGTCCCACACCTGCGCCTACGCGGTGATTAGTTACTGGTGCGCGTGGATGAAGCGGTACCACCCGCTGGAGTACGCGGCGGCGTGCCTGCGGAACGCGAAGGACGACGAACAGACGGTGGCCGTCCTGAAGGAGATGGCGGAGGAAGGCGTTACATACGTGCCGTTCGACCTGGAGCGGTCGGGGGTGAACTGGGAGGCGGTGGACGGGAAGTTGCTGGGCGGGTTCACCAACATCAAGGGCATAGGCCTGGCGAAGGCCGCGAAGGCCATCGAGCAGCGCGCGGAGTTCCTCCGGCCGATGGGCGAGGAGGCGAGCCCGAGAGTTCGGGCGCGGCACGAAAAGGCGAAGGAGAAATTCTTCGACAAGTGGGCGAACGTCTCGCCGAAGTTCGCCGACCTCTACCCGCTTCGCACCGAGTACCGCGACATGTACGAGAATCCACATCTTTACGGCATCCGCGAAGGCAGCCAAATCATGACCGCCGACACCTTCCCGAAGGACGGCGAGGTGCTGTGGATCGCGAGGCTGGACGAGAAGAAACGACGGGACGAGATGGAGGTGCGGCGGATCGCGAAGCGCGGAGGCCGTAAACTCTCCTACCCGCACGTGTCCGCGTTCGTGGACCTCGTTTGCAAAGACGACTCCAACAGCCCCATCATCGCCCGCATCGGTCGTTTCAAATTCGAGGAGATGGGCCGCGCGGCGATTGAGTACCTGATCAACAAACAGGACGTGCTTCTCATTCGCGGGCGCCGCGTGCCGGGGTTCTCGATGATCCAGGTGGACCGCATCAAGTGTCTCACGAGGCCGCAAGTTTTTATGAAAGGGTATAAAGGTGAGACTTCCTGAGCAAAGACTTTGGGACCGATTCTGCAAAAACCTCCCTCGCTCCGAGTTTGTGGCGAAGCGAATCGAAAACATCGTGGACGACGGGATGCCGGACGTAGTGGTTCAGAGCCTGCCAATCCCACGCACCTTTCGCGGCGCGACGACTTTTGTCGAGTTGAAGGTGGCCCCTTCGGTTCCGAAGCGCTTGGCGACCAGGCTCCTGCCGGCCGGGAAAGGTCTGCGGCAGTCGCAGAAAAACTGGCTGCTCGAATGGACGAAATTTGGCGGGCGCGCATTTGTGCTAATCGGAATAGGGGATGACCCCGATCTTTACGTCGCGGTCCCCGGCCCCCACCACGACGAAATCAACGACGCCAGCTTTCAAGAGTTGATTAACATGGCGGCCTCAGTCGCGGGACGCGGCGAAGCGTTTTGGCAAGAATTTAGGAACATGCTATGAAGACAACCGGAATGAAACACCAACTGACCTCTGTCGAAAAAACAGAGCGTCGCTCCTACTACGGGCTGCTGCACGAGCAGGGCACCGGCAAGACCTGGAGCGATATGGCGGACACGGAGAACCAATTCGGCCGCGGCAAGATCGACGGGCTGCTGGTGCTGGCGCCGAACGGAGTTCATACAAACTGGACCCGCATCGAGATTCCGACGCATATGAGCGCGCCGGTGTTCGCGCTTCCGTGGCGGAGCGGGATGGGTGTGGGCGAGGAGCGCGCGATTCAAAAGATTCTGGAGCGCCAGGGCGACAAGTTACGCGTGCTGGCGATGAGTTATGACGCGGTGAATACACCGAAGGGCTATGCGTTCGCGGTGAAGTTCCTCGAATCGTGCCGCGTCGGGGCGAAGTTGTCCTGCGACGAGTCGCAGAAAATCAAGACCCACGACTCCAAGCGCACCGAGAAAGTCCTCCAACTCTCTCATCACGCCCTCGTCCGTCGCATCCTCAGCGGCACCCCCATCACCAAGAACCCCGGCGACGCATACAGTCAGCTCAAGTTCCTCCACGACGACCTCCCGAGCACAACAAATTACCGGGCGTTTTTCGCGGAGTATGCGCAGCTGATGGATGCGAAGAATCCGAAGACCTCGGAGGAGTGGCGGTATCAGAAGGAAATCCTGAAGAACCCGCGAATGGCGTTCGCGATGCGGGTGGCGCACGACGAAATCACCGGCCTCCCCATCTACAAGAACCTCGACAAACTCGCGGCCCTCGTCGCCAAGCATTCGTACCGGGTTCTGAAGTCGGAGGCCTTGGACCTGCCGCCGAAGGTTTACACGGTGCGCCACTTCGAACTGTCGACGAAGCAGATGAAGGCGTACAAGCTGATGGAGGAGGAGCTGCGCATTCTCCTGGAGAACGGCGAGCTGAAGCCGGTGCACGCGCTGGCGTCGCTGGTGAAACTGCAGCAGATCACGAGCGGCTACGTGATGGTGCCGGGGCGAGAGGAGCCTATGTTCATCGAGGCGGACAACCCACGCATCGAGACGCTCTGCGACATCATGGAAGACGTCGAGGGCAAGGTGATCATCTGGGCGCGCTTCGTGGAGGAACTGAACCTGATCGCGCGACGGCTGCGGGCGATGGGGCGGAAGGTCGCAGAGTACCACGGCGGCGTCAAGCACCGCGTGCGTGAGGAAAATGTCGATTGGTTCCAGAAAGGTGACGCAGACGTTTTCCTCGGCAACGCCCAGGCCGGGGGCACAGGCCTCACCCTCACAGCCGCGAACACGACCATCTACTACAGCAATTCGTACAACAACGGCGACCGCATGCAAAGCGAAGACCGCAACCACCGGAAAGGAACCACGAGCAAAGTTTTGTATATTGATCTTTGCTGCATCGGAACGATTGACGAAACGATTGCCCGTTCACTCCAGATGAAGTCCGATATTGCAAGGGCCATTTTGGATGAGCGCAAGCTTTCGTTCTCCGGTACGGTAGACTTCACGTCTGAATCTGAATAAAGGAGAAAGAATTTTGGGAACGGTATACATCCCCCAAGTCCCGGCCAAGCACGACCGTGCAACTGGCTTGTGGACCCCGACCCTTGACGTCAGCCCGGCCAAGTCCTTTGGCGATGTTCGGGTCATGTTTGCGCAGCGCATCTCCAGCGGCGTCCCCAGCTGGCAGGTGGCCGAGAAGATGCAGGAGGCACTGGCCGATTATCGGCACGACGACTTCTTGGTGGCGCTTGGCGACCCGTCGCTGATCGCCATGTGCTCGATGTTCATCGGGCTGAAACACGACGGCTACCTGCGGCTGCTGACCTGGGACCGATTTAACAACGCTTACATTTGCAGGGAGATCAACCTTGGCAACAACACGTAAGGTCGCCGCCGCGCAGCGCGCCCCGGCAAAAAGGGTCGCGAAGCCGAAGCCGGGGCCGGACCTCGACGCGGTGAACGCCGAACTCGCGGCAGGCGCTCGCGCACCGGAGCCGGATTACAGCTACCTCGAAGAAGGTGCGCCGGAAATGGGCGAGGAGGATGCGAAGGCGTCTCTGGTACGGGTTTCGGCAATGGCGGATCGGCTGCGCAAGCACGCCCAGGCCGTCATCGACGCCCAGGCCGTTCTCGACCTCGCCCAGGCCAACTACACTCGCATCGAGCAGCAGGACTTCCCCGAACTGCTGCGCGAGGTGGGGCTGAGCAAGATGGAGCTGGAGGACGGGACGAAACTGGAGCTGCTGGACGACATCCAGTGCGGCATCAGCGAAGATCGCAAGCCCCGGGCATTCGACTGGCTGCGGCGTTACAGGTTCGACGGCCTCATCAAAACCCAGGTCGTGCTCGCGTTCGACCGCGATGAGATGAAGCAGCGCGACAAACTGCTGAAATTGCTCGAAAAGGCGAAGTTCCAGCCCGAGATGAAGCAGTCGGTGCACCCTGCCACGCTGAAGTCCTTCTTGAAGGAGCAGCGCAGCAAGCCGATTCTCGACACCGATACCGTTGAACAGAAAGCTGCCAAGCAGCCGCCTGTGGACGTTTTCGGCATCCATCCCTTCAGCAAGGTGAAACTCACCGCCGCGAAGGAACCGAAGGCCCCCGCCCGCCGCCGTTGAGTGCGGGCGAACAAGGAGATTTTACATATGGCAACCGCAGCAAAGAAAACCGCGCCAGCCGCGAAGGGCAAGCCCGCCGAGACGCCCGCGAGCAACCTCCCCGCAACGAAGCCCACCACGGCCGTCGCCGAGGTCCAAGACACCGACATGTTTGCGGCCGACGCGGGCGCCGGCATGGAGGAGGCCACCGCCGACTCGTATGCGATGCCGTTCCTGCTGATTCTGCAGAAGATGAGCCCGCAGGTGGACGAGAACGACGGCGCATACATCGACGGCGCCAAGGCCGGCATGATCATGCAGAACGTCACCAATGAACTCTACGACGGCAAGGACGGCATCCTGTTCCAACCCGTCTACTTCAAGCGCGAGTTCATCCGCTGGGGCGCCCGAGAAGGCGGTTCTGGGGGCTTCAAGGGCGTTCTCAACGAGCAACAAGTCCAGGAACTCCGCGTCACCGGCAAGCTCGTGGAGCTGGAAGGTGGTCTGTTCTTCCCCCTGGACGACGGCAGTGTGAATCCCAAGAAGTGCGACCGCGTCAGCGATCATCGCTCGCACTACGGCAACCTGCTCACCGCCGATGGCCCGCGCCCCTGTCTCCTGTCGCTCACCAGCACGCAGATCAAGAAGTCCAAGCAGCTCATGTCGGCCCTGGCCAACGTCCGCATCAACACCCCCCAGGGCCTCGTCCAGCCGGCCGCGTTCGCGAACAAGGTGCGTCTGACGACGCAGCTGGAACAGAACGACAAGGGCAACTGGTTCGGCCTGCGCGTGGCGTTGGACGGCTTCGTGGACAAAGACACCTATGCCGCTGGCAAGGCACTCTACAACACCGTCAAGAGCGGCAAGGTGGAGGTCAAGTACGAAGAGCAGGCCGGCCACGGCGGCTCGGGCGGCGGCGGCGGGTCGCGTGACAACTCGGACGACCAACCCTTTTAAGGCCCACAAGGTCTACCCGACCTTGTACGAACGGCTCGTGGCGAATACCCGCGAGCCGGACGGGCCGAACGGGTGCTGGGAGTGGACCGGCGCCCGTCGCGGGCACTACGGCTCGATGGCCGTGCGCGTGCCTGGCAAGAAACATCCCATGCAGCGAACCGTGAGCCGAATTATGCTGGAAGAAATTCATCAGATCGACTTCCCCCACGACGAGGCAGGGCATCTGTGCTACAACACGTTGTGCATAAACCCCGACCACACAGAAGTCGAGACACGAGTCTTTAACCTCTCCTCGCGGCGCGGCTATGCTGGGTCATCCGGGTGTCCAATCCCTACGCTCTACCCTCGCCGCGACCGACTGGACGAGGCGGCGTGCGCCGCGTGGGACTCTCCGGGCATCCCGAGCGACACCTGTCCTTTCTAGCCACTATCGACTTCTATTTCTCGATAGAGAATATCTATTAGAAGTCGTCTGTGCCGTGGCCTATGCTCCGTCTCGGGTGCGATCCGCATCCGGCTAAAGGAGAAAGATTATGGTCACAGCCAAGATTCTCGCCACGGCCAGCAAGGCCGATCTGATCCGGGCGCTGCGCCCGTTCCTCGAAGACCCGAAGAAACCCGCACCGACAAAGAAAGCGGGCCTGCGGGAGGCGTGGGGCCGGCCCTCGGTCGCGGCGGCCCGGAAGGTCCGCGATCACGTCAAAGTCCGGGGCGTCGAGTACCGATCCACCCGCGCGGCGTTCGTGGCGCTCGGGCTACCCTTGTCGAAGCACATCCCCTTCCGCGCCGACCTAAAGGCCCACGGGCGGGCGGTATTCGTCTACGAAGGGGAAAAGTTCAGGTTTGACATCGTGCGCTAGGTGTCAGATCGACTCCGGCACGATTCTTTTCGGGCGCCCTAGGGGTAGGTTGCCCCTGGGCTTATTTTGCTCGCTCGTCACGCACGGCATCGATCAACTCGCCTTGCCGCGCGGCGCACAGCCGAAATTCCGTTGCCGCGTAGATCGACCATCGCAGCATCGCCGCGCGCGACCCGTCCACAGGGTCAGCGAGCCGCTCCGGGCACTTCGCGCACAGGTTCGCTTGTCGGCAGGGGTTCGCCGGAGTTTGCCGCGCGAAGGAGGCGCAGCCCGTCGTCGTCAAGACACACATCCCGATAAATAGGTTTTTCCACGACACGTTCGACCTCCTGATAAATGGTGCGGGTCTGCACGCGAATCTTCTCGGCCTTCGCCTCGAAGGCGGCACCCTTCTCTGCAGCGCGGTCAATCTGCCCTAGGACGGCTTTATTGTCGGCGCGCTCCTCCTTCAACGCGCCCGCGTCCCGCCGCCAATCGTTCGTCGTCCACCCGCCCGCGAACCCGAGCGCGGCCGAGACGATGCCGATTGCGAGGACTTTGTACGGACTGAAGATCACGAAATGGACTCGATGTAGCGGAGGGCGTTGCTGTAGTGAATCGGATAAACGTCCGGCTTCGGCTTTCCGGGGTTCCAGGTCCGAATGTAGCATGCGTATGCCCCGGCCACATCACCCAGCCTCGGCAGCGGCGCCGCGTCAGCCCACAGCAGCAACCGCCCGAACGCGAGTGCCAGCACGTCGTCAAACTCCATCGCAGCCCACACCTTCCCGGCCTCCGGCGCCACGCCCCTCGCCTCGGCGACTTCGCGGGCGTAGGCGGAGGTGGCGCGGTGATTCAACACGGCCCACACGCCGCCCCGGGACTTGGCGTTGCCTTGCTCGAATTGGAGAATGCCGCGAGCGGGGCCGTTCGCGTACTGGCGGCGGGCGCGGAATCCGTCCGACTCTAGCCCGCCGTTCGCGAGGAGCTGGACGCGGGCCTGCTTGCTGTCGAAGTTGGGTGGGAAGTAGGCGAGGGCTTCGGTGAGGAGGCCGTTGACCTGGGAGAGGGAGAGGGGGAGAGGGAGAAGCATGTTACAAGTCCTCGGGTTTGGTGGGTTTGGTGGCGATGACAGGAGGGATGTCGCCGCGCCAGGCTTTCCTGCTCGCGGCGAGGCCGATGATGACGGCGATGTCCAAGACGATGGCGGCGGACCCGGGCCACTCGCCGATCCACGGGCTGAGCGCGGAGTAGAACATGGCCCCGAGCCATGCGACATACTCCAGGACCACCATCATTCGCACCCGTCGCTTCCGCTCTGGCGCCGTCATCGCGTTGAGCCGACAGATGCAGATCGTCGCGGCGACGGCGCAAAGGAGGAAGTTCACGACCGCGTAGGCGTGCAGGACGTTCATGGCTTGTTTCCTTTCAGCGCAGCAAGGATCAGATCGGCCTTGCTCCATAGTGCCGACAACACCAAACCCCAGTCATCCCCCACCGCCCCGATTAAGAGTGCAATAGGCACCAACAGCGTCCGCTCCGTCAGGCTCGGGTGAGCCCCTGCCACGAGGGTCGCAATTGCGGAGGTAAGGAGGATCGATGCCCCGGACACGCGCAAAAAGAACCACACGGCGGATCGTCGGGAGGTGCGTTTGCGGCGGACGAGTGCGAAGCCGCCGCCGACGACGGAGGCGGTGAAGACGGCGAGGTAAGGCCCGACCACCCCGGCCACCTCCGGCGAAAACAAAATCGCCCCACCGAGCACGAAAAGTGCGATGGGGTCGAAGCTGGGCGGTGGCGGAGTGGACATAAGGATGCGCGCCTTCGGTTGATTAACACTGTGGTAAAGTATACCGGCGCGCACCTAATTTCTACGGCGATTCGGGCGATTCCGGGTCGGTCGGAGGGGCGGGAATCGGCCACGCAACGGCCCGAACCTGCGCGAGCGCGTCGGGGCCGTCCGGGATGGCGAGGATTTGCGCCTTGAGGATGTTGTAGGTGACGTTCAGCTGCGTTCCGTACGCGGCAAATGCAGGGATCAGCCCCGACATTTCCGCAGCATTCATCGCGAAAGCCGAGTTGTCCGCCAGAATCCAGGTCTTAGAAAACTCCGTGTCGCCCGAGGCGATAGCGTGCATGGCCTCGGTATGCGCAGCCGTCATCCGCAGGTAAGACCGCTCGTCCGTGTCGAAGAACTTTTCCAAGTACCAAAACCCGCCCGTCTCGCGGCCGTCGCGCTCCGACTTCATCGCGGCTATTCTGAATGCCTTTTCCCGGTCCAGTTCGCCCGTCTCCGGGATCGACACGGCCCCGGCGAATGGCCCGCTGGGTCCCGTAAGCCATGCCTCAGGGTCGGCGTAGGCGGCCATCGGCATATCGTGTCGGCTGTGCCAGTTGTGCACCTCGTCCGCATAGGCTTGCTGGTCCACGAAGCTGCGCACGACAGCCTTGATCATCCCCTCCGAAACCTCCGGCCCGACGAAGCGATGGACGAGGGAGGTGACGGAGTTTTGGTTTTTGAATGCAATCGCGAACGTCATATTAGGCGACCTTCCGTGCGCAGGTCACATTGAAGTGACTGATCTTGTAGTTCAGGTTTTCCACCGCGCCGCGATAGCCGTAGAACTCCTCCGGCTGGGCGTCCCAGTAGGCACGCGAGGACATGAGTCCGTCCCGATATGCGTTCGTGCAGGGAGGCGGAGGTGTGGCGCAGCCGGCGAGAACGGCGAGCGAGAGAACGGCGGGGAAGATTAACCTCATGGCGGCTCCTTCAGTAGTTGGTTGCGACTGCAAAATAACCAGGCATCTGGTGGTATGGATTATACGCGTGGCGGTCCGCTAGTGCGGGGAATTGCGGGTAAGTTGCCCCTGGCGCCGCGACGTCAAGCATGTTCACTGTTATAGAATTGAAACCGGCAGCGACCTTGGCGAATATGCCCGCCATACTTTCGCTGAGCTCGCCGACACCAGCGCCGGTTTGGAGTAGCGGATTCATGAATATCCATGGCATGTCGGAGTAGCCGGCAAACGAATATACATTAGGCCATCCTCCACTCGCGCCTCCCGTGTCGTAGCTCGGAGCCTTTCCGAAGATGTGGGTGAGGCAAGGATGACGATTCCGACTAGAGAACGCTACCGATCCGTTCGCCCGATACACCTCCAAGCCGTACGTCGATCCGTCCGAGATCGCGCTGCCAGTGGTGCTGAAAGCGGCCCAGTCAAACGGGCACTCGCCGCTCATGCTGAGGCGAAGAATGGACAAATTATTGTCTTGTGGGTAGAACTCGATTCCTCCAATGTACTTATCCACCTGCGTTGGTCGCGCCAGGATGATCGGGCACTCGGAGTTGGTCCCAGTCGGCATCGCCACGTCAACGCCGTACTTACTACCGTTGAAAGCGGCCGACCCTTGCATGATCATTCTCGGGCATGAAAAATCCGAGTCGATTTGAATTCGACCATAATCGTTTATGATTTGTATTCCAAATGTCACGGCTACCTCCTGTAAACTGCGTAGAAAATGTTCGGGATGAGCAGGTAGTTCCATCCGTACAACTTGACCGTAAATTGATTCGTGCCAGGCGCATAAACGGCCGGGCCGCCGAGGCTGATGAACCACTCGTCCGTCGGCGCCATGCCGGGCCAAGCGACCGTATATGTGGCGTATGGCTGCCCCACGGCGAGGAACCCGGAGCCCATGAAACGATGGATGTAATTCTTCGGAAGCAGCCGTGGCTGCCCCGATGCGTTGAAGAGTTGTATGCCGTGACTCATAGCAGAAGGTTCCCGAATTGTGCGCGCTTTTGGTTGCTGTCGTCGAACGATTTGATGGTGTTGCTGTAAATCTCCATGCGCCCGCCACTGGTCGCGGTGCGCAGCAACCCGACATCCGCACTGATGGCGGCAAGATTGTTTGTCTTGATGCCTTCGGGCGTAACGAGCGTACCCTGCCCCGATAGCGTCCAGGCAGACGGCACGGTCTGACTCGCGCCCGCTCGCTCGATCATCGGGTGCGTCATCCACGCATAGCTATTGTTGTTCGGCGGGGGATTTCCCAGCGCGGTCGGAAACTTGCGAAAAACAATTTGCGCATACGCGGCTCCGGCCGGTGCGACGGCGAAGGTGGCGATTCGTTTGTAGCCGGAGAGAAGCTGCCCGCCGCTGACGTTGGTCGCTTGTTCTCCTGCGAATCCGTCTCCCACCCAGGCGCCCGCTGCGTCGGCAAACGAAATGTATGCATCGGCGGTGCAGCGATGTGCGGCGACATAGGCTGACCCGCCATAGCGCTCCCCCGCGACTACCGGCACGCGAGGACTGAACCAAATTGCGGTATTGCTTGACCCCGCACCCACCGCGTCATTTTGAAAGATGCAGAGCGCATTCCCGCCCACCGGGTGCCAGGCAGAGTCCGGATAATTCCGGGTGCCAATAACGCCGGCGCCGGAAATGTAATTCCAAAACGCCCACCCCTCCGTCGTGATCAGACTTGCATTCTGCACCATGTTGGCGCTCACGCCGACCGCGAGCGAGCGGGCAGTCACCGAGCCGGCCGACATATGGCGTGCCACGATCTCGTCGGTGCGGATGTGGACGGCGCGAATCTGGTCCGCCCCGATCATCCGCGCCTGCAGCGTACCGTCCACGAACATGTTCCCGCTGAAGCCGAACGACGCGACCCCGTTCACCAGCCCCAGCACCAACCCATACTTCACCTCCCCCGGAAGCGTCGAGTACGTCCAGGCGAACTTGTCCGCAAGCACCACGAAGTCGCTCACCGCCCCGTCCACCCCGACGCGGACCCCGGCGACCTTCCCTCCGGCGACGACGCTCAGCGTGTAGCTCGCGGCGACCTTCCCTCCGAGTTCGGCGACGGCCTGGGAGGTGGCCGTGACCGACGCAGCCAGAATCGTCCCCTCCGCGCTGCGACGGCGCACCTCTGGCAGGGCGTAGTAGGCCGTGAAGCCCGCCGCCCCCGGCCCCTGTGCGAACAAAATTCGAAGATTGGCAGTATTGGCAGGCGTAGTGTAAGTAAACGTGTGACGCTTCCATCCGCCCGTCAATCCGTGCGCAATGAGCACAGGTGTGCCAAGGGAGGCTCCGGCTGCGTTCAAAGTATTCGCCATCACCAGACCGCGCCCCGTCGTCGGCGGATCGCAATAAATCCAAACAGAAATATCGAACAGTTCGTTTGCCGTCGCCGGCACCCGGTCCGTCCCGTTCGCGAAGATCAAGTAGATCACCTCGTTCGATGCTGCTGCAGCGGCCGTGACGCGGCGCATGACGTTCGCTGCGGGCGAGTCGACCGGAGCGGCAGCGGCGAGGATGTAGTCCGTGAGGGTCGACCCCGTCGCGACCACCTGCCGGTCGCCGGCCGGGTTGTACGTCGGGTTGCGCAGCAAATTGTCGTAGCCGAGGTTAGCGGCGACGATCTGCCGCGCGGTCGCCTCGGCGGCGATGGCGTTGGCGCGGGTGTTCGCTTCGGCAATTACCGCTGCATTTACAATCGCCACCCCCGCGCCCCGGCGCTCGGCCTGGAACCCGCAATACCAGGCCACCCCCTCAACCGCGCTGGCTGCGCGTCGCATGCGGAGCCCGAGGTGGGTGATGCCGGCGGGGATTGTATAACTGCCGCGCAACTGCACCCAAGCGTTTGCGACGGTGACGACCTGAAGATTTGCCGTGGAGGTCAGGCTGTCGGTCGTGCCGCGAACCGCCTGGAGTACGGTCTCATTGTTCGCCGCCGTCTCCAGATACACCCAAACGCTCACGTCGATGATCTCGCCCGGGGTGACGCGAATCGCGGAGGTCGCGCCGCCCGCCCCGTCGCGCAGTCGGCGATAGTGGTTGTATGTCACTCCGACCTGAACGCGGACGACGCGCGGCGAAGGCGCCCCGGCCGGCACCCCCGCGTCGCTCGCAGCGAACAACGTCATCCCGCCCGACGTGGCCCACGAAGTCGCGAGCGAAGACATCCCCGGGTCCACCACCAAATCCTCCGCCCCGCCCGTCAGCACCCCCGCCTCCACCACATCCAGCCGGTTCCCCGTTGCCACCAAATCGTCGTCGATCAGCTCCACGCGCGCCGTCAGCGTGTTAATCGCCGTGGCGTGGCCCGCGACCACCCCGCCCGGGGCGGTGAGTGCGGTAAGATCGGCGCGGACGCCCTGGGTAAGGGATGCGTTGGCGGCGTCCCCGGCGACGCGGGCCTGGCGTTCGTTGAAGGCGAGGCCCTGCGTCAATGCGTTCGGGTCCGTGCCCGTGTACCCGCCGCGAAGCTGCGTGGCGAGCAGGCTGCGGTCCTGCGCCTCGGCGACGAGTCCTTGTTCTGTGAGGGTGATTCGGGTGGCGTTGTCGGCAATCAGGATCGCGTGCGCCGCGACCGCATCGCCCAGCGACGCATACGCCCCCACGTCTTTCCAGTAGGTGGTGTTTGTGATGGCGATGCCGATGGGCACATCCTGCTTCGCGACATACAAACGGCCCCCGCTCTTCACCACCTCGCCTTCGAGGTACGCCTGCGACGTGGTGTGGTCGGGCGCGCTGACCAGGTCCGCGAGCTGCGCGTTCAGAGCGTCCACCTGGTCCTGCACGCCGGAGAGCGTTCCCTCCACGGCTGTGAGCGCGTTGGAGTTGTTGAGGATGTCTTGTACCGCGTTGTCCAGCCCCTGCTGAAGGTCTTCGATGCCCTGGTTGATCGTGGGGACGGTTTCGACTTCTACGGTTCCCGTCGCGCTGCGGTTCCCGGCAACGTCGATTGCCGTGATCCATAGCCGGTACAGCCCAGACTCCGGCGGGGTGTAAACATAGCCGAGGGCTGTGATGGAGGTCTTGACTGGGGCGGAGGCGTACAGCGGCCCGATTCGAATCTCGTACTCGCGCATCGGCTGGGTTGTGGTGCAATCCTCCCACTCGATCTGAATCTGCTCGAAAATGCTGTCGTCCGTGATGACGGGCTGATTGGGGGCGCGGACCTCGAAGGGAACGACAACGGGCGCGGAGAAGTCGCCAGCATCGTTAAAGTGCGCGACAAAAATCAGATACTCCTCCGCCGCGAGCCAGCCGAGGTTGAATGTGTCGGCCTTCCCGTCGAAAACGAGGTTCGCCGTCTCCCACGTCGCCCCCAGCAGCCCGACCCGGACCTGCGTTGTGGCCCATCCTACGGCCGAGACGCCCGTGGGCGCGGCCCAGCGAACGACGATGCCGTTGGCGGAGGGGTTGACGGAGAGTTGGGTGACGCCGTCCACGGCCTCGGGCGGGTCGGCGTAGATGTACGACGCCTTCGTGCCGGGCCGCCCGAGCGAGTCGAAGGGCCGGATTTCGACGTTCCATGTATTGTCGGAAGGGACGATCCAAGACACCTGCAGGCCGAACACCGACGCATCCACCACCACCAGCGGCGCCCCCACCGGCGCGGCCCAGAGCTGGGCGTGGTCGTAGTTGCCGCGAACTTCGAAGGTGGCTGTGAGCTGGTGGACCCAGGAGCCCGACTGCAACACTTTCCCGCGCGTGACGGAAAGGTTGCTGGCGACAGGAAGGTCGGATACGAGGCTCGAATTGTCGGGCGGCGGCACGTACTCGCCCGTGAGCACGTACTGCCAGAACTCCGGGTACTCGGGAGAGCAGGTGATGGAGGCGTACTCGCTGTTGGAGGACGGCTGAATGCTGACGATTCGGACGCGGGCGCCGGGAGTGGCCTTGAAGTCGTAGATGTAGAGGACGTCATGAACGGCAAAGTGCACGCCCGGCACCTTGTTCTCGTTGGGCCATTCCTGGAGAATGGTGACCTCGGTTCTGTCGGGGGAGACGGAGGAGACGGGGAACACGCGCATCTGGCGCTCGCCCGGGAGCTTGAGGCCGATGGTGCGCTGGTCCGGCGCCGTCAAGGGCTCGTTCGCCGGCTCATCCAACGTGAGCACGAACCCGCCCGGGGTGTCGTGAATGGCGAAAAGCCGCCCGCCGTGGCCCCACTGAGTGAGGTCGTGGGAGAGGGAGAAGACTGCCCCGCGCTTCATGTCCATGAAGTCCAGGGCCATGTCAAAGGCGATTGTCTTGCGGCCGTAGAGGTTCTGCGCCATGATGAAGCGGGCGAGCATCGCTGCCTGCGCTTCGGTGGTGACGCCGCGGACGTTCTCGCTGGAGGTGCGCTGCGGGGTGACGACGCCGGGCGCGACCACCCGAATCGGCTGCCAGGAGTAGTCCCGATTCCGATCAAAGTATTCCAGTTCAAACTCGTCCGCAGTGCGCACGAGGTCATATTGCACCGAGAAGTTCGACACTACCTCACTTTTCACGCCCGTGTCCTCATCGGTGCGCATGTTGGTCATGTTGATGATGCCCTCGATGGGCTGATCCTCCGCGAACCACACGACGCCAATGCGTCCGGAGTTCTGCCGCGTGAGGGTCGCCATGCCCGCAGAGGCGACCGACTCCAGCAGTTGCTGCATGTTCATCTCTTCCTGCAGGAAGAAGTCGAACCGGAAGTTCATCAAGCGACAGCGAACCATGAACCCCTGCAGGGATTCCATGTCAATGCGGGAGTCCACAAAACCCACCCCGGCAATCCGCCGCCCATCGGTCGGGCGATAGAGCCCGCGCAGCAACATCAAGATAATCGCCCCGGGGTTGCTGATGCCGTCCGCACCTTCGTGCGAAACGTTGACCCACTCGGATCCAGTCCACAGCGGCATTGTGTTTGCTGTCGCGATCCAATTCACCTCGTCCAGTGCACCGTTCAGTTGCCCGCTCGCCTTGATGCGGATTTCGACACGGGGCTGGCCGCCGTAGTCGGCGCGGTCGGGCTGGTAGGACTTGAGGACGTTCCAGGTAATGTTGTTTTGCATCCGTTGGTCGTTGCCGTCCCCGGTGCTGTTCTTATTCAACTTCCTCGCCGCGACTTCGTACTGCCCCTCCGGCACGTCGAATCCGAGTGTGCGGCGGATGGGCTTGGGACCCATGTTGGTGATCGTCTCGAACTGGCTGACCCAGCCCGTCTGCCCGGGGCTGCCCACCGGACGGTAGCGGATTTCGAGGTTGAGCGAGTGGAGAATCCACTTGCCCTTGGAGTTCATGTTCTGGACCGCGCCTTCCAAGTCCAGCTCGAAACGAACTGTGCCGGCACTTGTGGTACGGGTGACGAATTCGCCGTATGCCTCGGGGTTGGTCGCGGGGTTGTCGAGCACACCCCCTGGCACGCTGTCCACCGAGGTGCCAATCGCGGGCGGGTCGCCGTCGTTGCCGGTCGGGAATCCGTAGCGACGAATCGTCACACCTTCGTAGGCGGTGATCAGTGTTTCGCCAATTCGGATGTCTTCCACAGATGCGCAGTTAATGCCGGCCTGGAAGATGGCGCTGTAATATTGATCTTCACCTTCGTACCAGACATAGCCGTTGTTGCCTTTGTCGGGAATGGCCTTGGTTTTGCCGAAAACCATCGACAGCGCCTGCCACAGCCGCGCCCGGTTCCGCCCGTCCGAGAGCGAGTATGTGGGCGGGGGCTGCATGTTGTCCATCGAACCCATCGACGCGGGTTTGGGGCCGAGGTATTTGCTGATGAGCATCGACCCGGCAACATACACCGCCATCGCCCCCACGTAGCCGTAGGAGGTCATGATGATGCCGCCGTACGCACCCAGGCCCACCCCGAAGGTGAAATACGCCAGCACCAACATTGCGACGATTGCGACAACCTGCTTCTTCGCGCGAGCCGTCGCCGTCACCTTCACCCCGTGTCGCACTCGCGTTCTCGCCCACATCGTGTTCGGGACAAATTTGTCTCCGACCGTCACGCGCCAGCCGGTGTTCGGCAAGATGCCATTCGACGACAACAACTCCGCCAGCGTCGTCCCGTGTGGACAGTAATGGACTTTCGTCTCGCTACTTCCGGGGCGCGGAAACAAAACCAGTTCCGTCGTCTTCGGATTCTTCCACGAGTAGAACGCATCCACCCGAAGACCCTGCTGTTCCATGGAGGAGAGTTTCTGAATGGCTGCGCCTCGCTTTTCGTTCGCGAGGTGCAGCACCCAAATTTCCGAGTTTTGGACAAACGCAGTGCCTACGTGCCAGCGACGATTCAGCGGCGGCTCTGCCTTCCCCTCCGTGGACCACATAACGACAGCGTCCCCGGTCTGGGGCTGTGCAACGAGTTCGGCGAGGGCGCGCTGGTACCGCTCCAGGTCCATCGCCTGGTGGCGGGCGCCGCGTGAGCGTTCGGCGGCGTGAGGGATGCTGATGGCGCGCCCAAACAGCTCCTTCTGCACGAGAACCGTGAGCGAGCCGCAATCGAATTCCCCCTCGACATATTTGTGGTTGAGGTATTTTTCTGCGTCGGCGAGAGTCGGCACTTTGTTTGTCATTGAACTATCCTGGGTGAAGTCCGGGGGTGGTGTCTCGGTCTGCGCGGAGGGAAACCGCCTTCATTCGAAGCCACTCGTCATCGCCCAGTGTAATCGACACCAGTAGCTGATCGGCTTCGGCGACTTCCGCCCCGCAAACGAACTCGTATTCTACGATGTTCGGTGTTAGGCGACTTAAATGACGAATAGTCACATCCACCGCACCGCCCGGGGGCAGACGCTCAAACTCGCCAAGCATTTCGCGCCCGATATTGTCGATTTCGATCTTGGCGCGGGCGGCCTCCTTGGCGACGTCTTGGGGGAGTTGGATTCGGATGGGGAGGCCCGCGTACGTCACGGGGCCGACAATCAAGTCGTCTGTGTCCTGCACGATGCGGATGGGCCCGCTGAAGGAGGGGTGCTCGATGATCACGATGAACAAAAACCCACTCGGGTCGTCCACCTTCTGCAGCTGCGCGCTGGCGGCTTCGCTATAACTAGGCATCAATGTACTCCAAGGTAAAGGCCTGCTGCGCGATGTGGAAGCAGCGATGCAACGCGGTTCGCGCGCCGAGGCTTATGAAGCGGGCCTGGATGATTTGCTCCGTGGCGGGGTGCTTCCATGCGAACCAAGCGGCCCCGCGCGCCGCTCCGTTTGCATCGTCCTTGTACCAAACGTCGAAGCTGTCGCGAATTTCGGGCGTCAGGAAAAGCAGAGTGCCAGAGAAGTGGACGCTGGCGCGCTTCGAGTGCCGACGCGTTCGCGCCAGCCCGCGCTCCACCCGCGTGCGCAGGACCACGCTGTTTGCTTCGTATGTCGCGCCATCGTATCGAATTCCGACATCGCCGGGAAATGTTGCCATAGGAATTTACCTCACGGATGTTTTTGCGCCAAAGCGCGACTCAATCGCCCGCGCCATCGGCCCCTGCCCAGTGGCGACGTTGCCCGCCATCTGCGCCTCGATCCCCCTCACCATCACCACCAGATCGATGCCGCCCTGGCCGTTTTGCTGCTTGCGGGTGCCGGTGGCCTCCATCGGCTGGCCCGAGTTCTCGATTACGATTCGGTCCACGCCTCCGCCCCCGGCATATCCCTGTGCAGAGGCCATTAGCGCCCCGCCCCCGGCGAACCCACGCCCGGCGCCCTTTCGCAGCGCCTCGACCGCATCGACACCTCCGTGCCGGGCCACGTCCGATTGGGAGAAGATAATCTCCCCTGCGTGGGCGATTGCGGCAGGGCGATGCTTGTCGCCGGGGCCGGTGTAACCGCCGTTCCACATCGGCGGCAGATTCGTCGTCGTCATGCTGCTGCCACTGTAGACGGGAGTTGTAACGGCGCCGGACGGCTGAACGCCCGCTGACATCCATCCTCCAAACATGCTAGAGAGCAGCCCTACCAGGGCCTGCCGGGCGGCGATGCGCGCCATGTCGGCAATGATCGAATCAGCCAGCGACTTGAACGACAACTTGCCGGTGGTCGCAAACTTGACCAGCGCGTCCTCGGCCCCCGACAAGCCGCTCGTCCACATGCTGGCGGTATGCGCCGCCGCGTTCTGGGCCGAATCGATGTAGTTCTGGATCGCCTGTTTCTGGCCGTTGCTGGCGTCTGCCTGCAGTGCGCGCAGGTCGGCGTAGTACTGTCCGTGCGCCGCGAGGGCGTTGCTGAGGCCGAGTTGGATTTCCGCGACAGCATCGGCGTACTGCTTGCTGCCGAGTTGGTCGGCGGGGGTGGCCTTGTCGAGTTCCAATTTGTAACGTTGAAACTCGCGGAAGATGCCGCGTTGCGCCTCGATCTGGGCGCGCGCGTTGTCGCCCATGCCGAAGCTGCCGAGGTTGCGCTGATACTCGTCGCTGCGGCCTTCTTGGCGGTTGCCGATTGCGAGTGCGTTGTTCTGGATGCGCTTCATGAACGCTTCCAGAGCAGCCTTCTCCGCTGCCTCGCGACGAAGCGCCTCGCGGGTCGATTCCTTGTCGAGTTCTACCTGCCGGGACTTCTCGACGCCAATCTTCAGTGCCGCGCGAAGTTCATCTTCACGCAACAAAATGCTCTTCTGCGCCTCCGTGAGCTTCTTGCCTTCCAGCTGCGCGATCATCTCGTTGAACCGCGCGAGTTCCTTTTCTTGCTCCGTCAGCTTCACCTTCGAGTTCAGCTGCTCGTCCAAGGCGGCGTTCTGCTGCTCGATGCGAGCCAACATCTTCGTGCCTTCGTCGTCCTGGAAAGCCTTCACGCGCGCGGCCGTGGGTGTGTTGCGCTTCTTCAACATCTCCTCGGTGCGCTTGATGAGTTCGGGGTCCAGCAGCTCGCTGTTCGGCGCCGTCTTGCGAATGTCTGCCAGCTGCTTGTGGTACTTCTTGAGCGCCTCCGCCACGGCGTCCACGCCCTTCACCTGCTCCTTCAGCTTCCCGACCGCATCGATGGCGGCGACGGCGGCTTGTTGGTCGCGGGCGGACTTCGCCTGGAGTTCGGCGGAGCGCTGTTCCAGTCGCTGCTGCTCCTGCAGGGCGGCTTGGTACTCGCGCAACTTCATCAGGCCCGGGTCGGTCCCGGGTGTCCCGCCGAATTTCCAGGACTCGTTGATGCGTTGATTGATCTTGGCCTGGACATCGGCCAGCTTTTGATCCAGGGTGTTCTCGCGGCCCACATCCAGGATCGCATCCCAGGCACGCTTGGCCCAGCTGATGGTGCCTTGGAATGCCCGCTCGATGTAGCCCAGACTTTGCTTCACTTGTGCGGCGCGGTCGTTCACCGCATTGGCGAACGTACGCTGTGCGAGCGCGGCGGCCTCGTCGGCGCGGCCGGATTCTTGGAGGGCTTTGATTTGTTCGTAAACGGAGGCGGTAAGGAAGTGATACGACTCATTCAACCGCGCCGACGCCTTCACCGGGTCTTCGCCCAGTGCCGTGAAATTCTTCACCGCCTCGGCCATGTCCTGCCCGCCAACCTTCGTCAGGTTCTGAACCGCGCGCCCGACCAGCTCCAGCTCCAGCTTGGCGACCTTGCCCGTGCCGACGAGTCCTGACAACACCTGCGCGCCAGCGCCTTGTGTGCTGCCAATCGACCGGAACCCAGCGGCCATTGTCTGGAGTTGGTTCGCAGTCACGCCGGCAAAATTGCCGGTCATGATGATGTTCTTGTTGTAGGCGTCGATTTCCTTCGAGCCTTGGTAGTAGGCGACGCCGAGCACGGCGATTGCGGCCGCCGCGACTGTGAGGGGGCTGACGAGGCCGGCGACGTATCCGCCGAGGGCGCGCGCAGCGTTCCCTGCGCCTCCGAACATGTCCTTCAGCTGGCCGCCCTGCTGCAGGAAAACCGTCATCGGGTTCATGCCGCCCTGCAGGGACACCACGATGTCGGTGAACTGCGCAGGAACGTTGCGCATCGCGGCGGCGGTCGCCTTCGCGCTCATGCCGAGCCGGTTGTTGCCTGCCTCGGCTTCGCGAATCTTGGAGATGTATCGATCCGTCGCATCGCTAACGCCGAGCTTCGCGGAGCGGAGGGCGAGGTACTCCGCGCGCGAACGGCCGAGCTGCTCGGCTTCGCGCTCCACGGCTGCGATGTGGCGACGGGCGGAGCCGGACAACTTTTCAGTCGCCTTTGCTGCGCCTTCGGCTGAGCCCCCCAACCCAGACAAAGCTTGATCAACCTTGTCGGCGGTCTTTCCCGCTTGTCCTTCGAATTTTTGCAACTCGCGGACGCCCTCGGCGATGCCGCTGGCCATCCCACTATTGTCGACGACGGTTTTAAGAACGCCCAGTCCGATGTTGCTTTCACTCATTCGCCTTCTCCTTTCGACTGTTCAAGAAGTTGCCCACATCCTTGGCACTTCCCGCCGTGCTGGTCGCCTCGCTGGATTGACTTTCGTCCAGTTGCAAAAAAGCGTCCAACTCCCAAGGAGATGGACGCAATCTGCGGAGCTGGAAAAACGCTTGCGCGTCAGACCAGCTAAGTGCATTCATCGAGAAACCAGCTTGGCGCTTTCTGTGCGCATCCAGGAACCATTCCCAGATGTATCCGAGAGTTTCGGGCATCGGCGGAAGGTTCGTCAGCTCGCCGGCCGTTATGCCGGTTTGAGCCTGGATGTCGAGCAGAACCTGCAGCCTGGTCTTACCCGTCTTTTTGTACGGCTTAGACAGCGCGAATCGCGCCACAGCAAACTGCAGGAGGGCCGCTGTCAACCCTTTGTGAAATTTGCCTCGTTCTCCATCGCCACCGCGACAACCTCCGCCCACATCGGCCGCGCGCGCAGGACGTTCAGCGCCGCCTCGCTGGTGAAGACGGCGGGCTGGCCTTCGTCTTGGAAGCCGTACCAGCCCTTGATGCAGTGCCGGAAGTAGATCCAGCGCTGCTGCTGCGTCATCTGCGTCAGCTCCATCGCGCCTTCCTCGGTCGTCGTGTCGAGCACGCGCTTTTGCACCGCGCGCTGGGCATGCGAGCGGGCGTTGAACGCGCGCACCGCCAGATCGGCCTTTTCAAATTCGGGACTGTTCAGGCCGACGATGATGAAGCCGACTGGCGTGGGAACCGAGGCGCTCGTGTCGAGGCCGACGTCCACGTTGAAGGTGGCGGCGCGGGAGGATTCGATTTTCTTGATGTCAAACATGGACTTGGCCTTTTGTTGTTGCGCAGCGCTCGATCAGGGTGTGACGGGTGCGTCGATTTCTTGGGTTTCGCCGGTGAGGCGGAAGTTGTAGGTGGCCGAGACGATGCCGTCCACGCCCGCCGACCAGGAGCGCTGCGACACGAGTGCCAGCGCGCGGAACTTGGACCCGTTTTCGAAGGTGACCTCGATGAGCCGGGTTTTCTTGTCCTTGCCGGCGGCCTTGATGACTTCGTGGGCGGCGTTACCTTGCATCCAGTGGCCGTTCACCGACATTGTGCCGGAGTCCTCCAGGCCCAGGCGGAACTCCTTAGCGGTAGAGCAGATGGTGGTGACGTCGTTCTCGGACGCCGTGCCGCCCTGGTATTGGATTTCACGCAAGATGCAGTCCAGACGCGCGAAGGCCGCGGACTCCAGGACCGCGTCGATGTCGGTGACCTCTGCGGTGGAGATGTCGATGTGGGTGCCTTGTACGAGCAAAACTTCGGATGCCATGGCTTGTTTCCTTTCGGTTCAGGGGTAGTCAGGGTTGAGGAGAAAACCAGACAGATAGGTCCTGCCAGGTGCTGAAGCGGCGCGTGTCCGCGCTATCGCCCGAACTCGGCCCGCCCAATGATACCGCGAGGATGGGTGGCGCGGATAGAACACGGGCAATCTTTCTAAGAAGCATTGGTCCGATGATCGAGACTTGCGTGATGGCGGTGAAGCGGTAGCGTTGATTTTGCTTGTTGGTGGGTCCGCAAACGGTCGTGAAGTCCTTTCCCCCGGCCTCCTGGAAAATGACATAAGGGAGGTTGGCGCCTTGCGGGGCGCGGAGGTGGTAGACCTGCACCCCGCCCAAGGCCGGGGCGAGGGCGTCGATGATGTCCTGCTCGTTGTTGATCATGAGCCGATCTCCTGCTTGATCTCGTTGATCTTTTCGCGCATGCGCTGGGCCATTGCGTGAATCGCGACGTTCACTTTGCTGTCGTAGGTAGGTGTGATCCAGGGACGGGCCGCGACCCACACCGGCTCCGACAAACGCTTCGTCGTCGCGCGCACCTTGCCGTCTGAATAAACGAGTTCATTCACCCGCCAGTGCCCAAACTCGCTGAAATGCCATTGCGGGGCCAATCGCTTGTTAGGTCCGATGTGGTAGACTTGCTTGTCGCCCACGGACTCGTCCCGGCTGTGTGCGCGATAAATCGAATCGAACAAAGTTCCGCCGTCCTCGTTGCTGCTGCCGTCGTTCGGTTTTCCGACCGGGACGCGCTGTCGCATCTCGTTGTAGAAAACGATGGCACCGGCGTGCGCTGCGGGACGGGTGGCCTTGGCGCTGATCATGTCGCCGAACATCTGCAGGCCTGTCGACAGCGTGGAGGTGAACGACGACTCGACGCCGCGCCGGATCGCTTTGCGACTGCCGTTGCCGCCGAGGCGGCTGGGGCGGGGCTTAGCCATGATCGGGGACGGCGGGGTTGTCCTGCCCGGATCGGCACATGAACGTCATCTCCCTCCCGTTCAGGTTCGTGTGGATCGGCGGGGCGGAGATGCCGTAGTAGACCAGCTTGAGTGTGATCGGGTTTTTCCATGTGATGTACCAGTCGGCCTCCACCAGTTCCAGCCGAGGTTCCCAGCGCATCACAATCCGCGTCGTCTGTTCTGCGTTCACCTGCATCGACTGCAGCCGCTCGTTCCCGCGCAGAGGCTCGATGCCGGCGAAGGCGGCGCAGTATTGGACATAACTGGTCCGTTCCGACCCGCGATCCAGTGTGGTGACGGGGCGGACGATGGTGACGAGGTCCTTGAGTCGCCCGGCCCTCATACCGCAGCCTCCGCGTAGATGCGCTCGAACTGCAACAAGTTGGTTGCGTGGAAGCTGACGGGGCGGGAGTTGAGTGGGGTGCTGTCTTCTCGGTTCTCGAAGAAGTCGGCGGCGACTTGCTTGATGGCGCGAATGACGTTGGGCGGGATCGTGTTCTGGTTCACGTATCCGGCGACATACGTGACACGAATTGCGTCAGGGCGCATCGCCATTGCCGGCCACCCCTCGTCGCCCTTCGGGAGGATGCTCGAAGGGTTGTTCAGCACGACAAAGTACGCGGACGACGGCAGGAGTTGAACCGCGCCTTGCGGGTCGATGTATTCGACCGTCTCAACGGACACCAGCGGTGCCGCGAACGGCAGCGTCACCGCGCACCGCCCGGCCCGCGCGCCAACCGCGACCATGTAGCGCTTGCGACGGAACGAACGGCGCGTGTATTCTTCCACGAACGCCGTGGCGTCTTCGAGGGCACTGATGATGTCGGGGTCGTGCGGGTGGCTGGGGGTGGGGCCTGGGTCGGGGATGATGCGGAGGTGACGGCGCTGCGCGTCGAGCGACACGGGCGGGGCGTCGATCATGTCGATAACTTCGGGCTTGTTCATGTTTGTCCTTATGCCGGGGCACGAGGCCCCGGTGTGTTATCTTACTGGCTCGCGATCAGGCGCCACCGCTGCGCGAAGTAGGCCTGCTGCGCCATCGTCATCTTCTCCAGCGGCTCCGGGTCCGGCGTCGCAGCCGTCACCGTCATCGTCGCCACCGAGCTGTACACAGGCGTCCCGCTCGGCCCCGTCGCTCGGACCCGGTAGGCCCGCCCGTTCGCGGAGAGGGGCAGCGCGCCGGTGTTGAACGGGCTGGAGGTCGCCCCCGCCACGTCCGTCCAGGGCGCCGCCCCGTTCGGGCTGCTTTGGACCTGCAGCGCGATGGGGGCCGTCCCGGAGACGGCGAAGGTAAGCGAAGCTGAACCGCCCTCTACGACGGATTGGCTCTGCGGTTGGGTGGTGAAGGAGGGCTCCACCACCGCAGCCGTCACCGTCATCGTCGCCACCGAGCTGTACACAGGCGTCCCGCTCGGCCCCGTCGCTCGGACCCGGTAGG